CGCAGCTATTGACCATACAACTACTCAAATTACTAATGACGGTAGCGTTGAAGTTGCCAAGATGCCTTATGTTCCTATCCACCTCGACCTACTTTCTTCTCCTGACACCGGCATACGTCAGGATATTTCCGATTTCCTCTCAAAACCCTATCCCGTTCAAACTGGTGTGATTTCCACATCGGATACCTCAACAACCTTCTCTATGATGCAAGTTTTCTCCGATTTCCTAGCTATTGATATATTTGCTCAGAAAGTTAAAGGTCATTTAGGTATTCGTGCTACTCAAGTTTTCCGTCTCCAAATCAACGGAAATCGCTTCCAGCAAGGACGATACATTTTATTTTGGATCCCGATAGGCGGTAGTTCCCAGACTGATTTGGGAAACACTAGCTATGAATTGATACGTAGACGTGCAAACAAAACTACGGTTACTCAGCTTCCCCATGTTGAAATAGATATTAACAATACTACAGAAGCAATTCTCCATGTTCCCTATACATCGGCTTTCCCTTATTACCCTCTTGGTAATCCCACTTCCGGTGTTTATAACCATTGCTTAGGTTATGTTGGTTTATATCCATATTCTCCTCTTGTGTCCCCAACCGGTTCTACAACCGCCTCCTACACTATATATTCTTCTATGGAGGACATCGATTTAGTCGCTCCTACTGTCCCACAGATGAATTTTACCTTCAAAGACTTGCAACAGCCCATTCAGAATATCGAACAAGGTTTAGAAGGTTTACGACAGTATGCTCATCCCGCCGTCGCCTCAACTGTCGCTAAGAAAAACAAAAAAAAGAAAAAAATAACTTTAAAAATAAAACTTCCAGGGGCAAGCAACACACCTTCCCGTCCCGGCGCAAGACCTAGTTCTCCCACCCGACCCCAAATGGGTTTTAAGTCTTCAAGCAGAGGACAGAACAGTACCACTACAGAGCAAGAACAAAGTTCTGCCGGCATTGGTCCGATTTCTTCAATGTCTGGTAAAATTGGAAAGCTTGCTGACCATTTTGGTGCTGCCATCCCTGCCTTATCCGCTATCACTGCCCCTGTTTCCTGGGCAGCTGACCTTATTAACGTTACTGCTGGCGCTTTTGGTTGGTCTAACCCTATCGACCTAGCCGAAGTAACTAGAGCAGTCCAAACTATTTTTCCTTATGCTAACAATTGTGATATGCCTG